AGACAAGCCTACAGTGTAATAAGTCTGCTTGAGAATTGTTTAAGAATACAGCAGGAAGAGCAGCAGAAGCGGTAATATCAGCCGTAATGTTTGCAGTACCATGAGAGTCTGAAAAGCGTAGTCCTCCATAGTAAAGGGGGATGTCGATTGTAGAGGGCTCAATATAGTAAGTAAAGATACTATTATTTTTTAGGTTTAGATGCGTTCCATTTCTATGGAAAAGGCTTTGGGTCATTCTATAACCACTAACATCATTATCATAAATTCTCCTCACTTGGCTGTTATTATATTTAATCACTGAGTTTTCAGCCTCTATACCAGCAAAGGTATGATTTTCTACCGTGAGCCTGTCTGTAGAAACATACGAGTTTATTAACTGCATTCCCGTATTATTATTGTACACATCTAGATTGCCGCTAACATCAATGGTAGAATTGACAGCCTTAATACCAACATCATTATAAGAGAAAGCTAATGCTGTATCCTGTAAAGAGGTTAGGGGTCGGCTTTGTCCTCCAATAAGAACGCTGTTTTCTAAAATTATACCGTAATCATGATGTTGAGTATTAAAAGCGTAGTCGGCTCCAGAGGCGTACACGGGATCAATTGCCAAATTAACGGTGCTGTTTATAGCATGAATTCCAGCAGTTTTGTTTGGCCCTCTACTAAACCCAGGAGCAATAAGTTCATAATTTCGGTACGCGAAGAAGCCTCGCTTAAGTTCAACATCTGAATTAACAAACTTGGCTCCTGTAGTAGTGGCTCTTATAACTGTACAGTTCTCAATAACTGCATTAGAATTAACAACTTTAATCCCTACATCTCCTTTATAAGCTGGAGAAGCTAGGGCTTGTAAATCAGCACCACTTACACTTTCTACACAGAACCCTCGAATGTAAAGCGGTCCTGTACAGTTTTGAATTTCAATTGCGGACAACGAGTTCGCATAAGACATACCTGTAAGCTGTCTTGCACCATCGGGGTTTGGACTATTGTTATAATATTTTGATCCGAATGTTCCGTTCCTCCATAAATATTGTGCTGTTTTATCATAATTTCCCCCAAAGGGTCTCCAGTCTCCCCTAACTGCTGAAACATCAGTAGTAGAACAAGTAAAGTCCACAATATTATAAGTTGTACTATTGTAGGCAGAAGCTTCCCACACAGGTAATAAGAATGTGTCTGTGTCCGCCCCTTCTGTTGTCCCTCCTTGCGGAAAGTTAGTAGCAATAGCTCTGCCTGAGTGATCATCAATATACCCAGCAGAAATCTTACCATTTCTTTCCTTATTTGAAGCAAAGTTAATTACTTGTACAAAGGTTCTGTTAAATGGCTGGTAGAACAACGAAGAAACATTACATCTTACAGAAAGAGCAGAAGTATTATGAATAGTAGAACTCAAATCTAGTGAAGAAAGGGTATTAATTAATCCTGAGTTTTTAAAATTGCTATTAAGTGTTTGTTTTCCTATGGAACTACAAGCACCTGCTATGATTGCATCAGGGTTTCCTGCTCCACTATAAACTTTAGCAAAACCTCGGTTAACAATTTCCAAAACTCCATCCTCAATTATCTTAATATTATTTAAATGTAAGCCCCCCAAATACCCTGATCGAGCCACCTCAATAAGGGTAGGAGTCCTAATAACATTAGGAAGAGCATCTAAAGCTTCTTGAAGATTAAGAAAAACATTTCTATTATCGGAATCTAATACCCCTGACACAACTAAAGGCATTCCATTTAAAGAGGAGGGAGCATAGCCTGTAGACTTTTCCCAAAGTTGCATTGTCCTCTCTTCTAAATCATAAAGAGGTTGATTATCTTGCTCAAAATTATAAAAAGATTGGCTGTCAAATTTGGTAACGAAAGGATTCCAATAATTAAAAAGCTCGGTTCCTGCGCTGGAAGAATAAAGGTCGTTAGAAATAAATGCCATAATTAGAAATTAAGTGTCCACCTGAATAAAAGGGAGAAAGTGCTAGTTTTTATTAAACTAGTAAAAGGTCTGTACGCTATTAAAATAGGGTTGGGGAGTGGAATAACTCCTCTAGGATTTCTCATAAACAACCCTACCTCGTCTAAGGGGTTCCCTAACCCGTTTAGGGTATATTTATCTAAGAATAAATTAAAGCGAACTGTATTTTTATCTACTTTTTGAATGTTATTAAACGGAAAGCGAATAAAGGTTTGTGTATCGGTTACTACTACCCCATTTTGAATGGGTTTTAAGTTTTCAACAAAATTCTCACTTCCAGTAGACAAATACTGAGAAGCGGTGCATGGAGATACTAACTTAAACGTAGAGGTTCCATAGTCTAATTCATCGCCACTTACCCCTACTTGAAAATTAATTACTTGATAGTCAGATATTTGAGAAGCTCCCGACCCGGCATATAAATGTGCTAAACCTACCCCCAATCCCGATACAATCATATTATTTTCATCAAAATGGACCTCTTCGGCTCCATCCTCATAAATTTTTATTATTTGTAAATGTCCTGTGGGCTTAAATTTTTCCATAATTACGTTCCATCTAACTCTATATCAACTGTAGAATTTTCTATACCTAAAACACTTGTTGAGGGATCTCGTCGGTATTGTAAGAAATATGATAACTCAGTTCGAAGCACTTCATAGATTCTAGCTAAGTTCCAATAATGTACTGTATTATCTAGGTGCCCTGTGCTGCCAACGACATTTACTGCAGATGCTATGAGCCCACTTAAAATAAAGGGTCCAACTTCTCCTGGCTGCCCTGCAGGAAGCTCCCCCTTCCACTCCTCAGGAATATAATCATATAATTCAAAAGTATCCACATTACTAAAATCATCTTTTTGAATCTGATATAGCTCATCATAAAGAGATCCTTTTAGGTATCTCTCATCATCTGTACCTTCATCAACCGTATCCCCTGCTGGCCTTATTATTTTCCATGTTCCTCCACTAGCATCAGGAATACCCTCAGGATCACTATTTCCGTCCCCGGCATAGGATCCAGTGAAACCTATTTCATTAAATACTAATTGAGCAATTAAGGGCGCGGGTCGTACAGCATATTCTGACGCAGCATGTCTTACCAACATACAACTTCTACGTTTTGAGGGAACAACAGGATCTCCAAACCCAATATCAATGTTATTCCCCCCTAGACATTGAAGGGCCTTACTTGTATTAGACCCCGCTCCTTCTGGATTTCCAAAACTAGATCCTATAGGAAAAAAGTCTTCAGAATAAGAGAATTGTCGGGGATGGCTTGACGCATCAGTAGCTCCAGTAAGAATATCTAAAAAGGATATGGAGTCGCTAGGAATATCATGACCTCGTAACTTCTGGGTACTAGCCCCATCTACCACAGTTGCTAATATATCAACAAGATCAATAAACGCATTTGATGTTACGCCAGATAAAACTCCTACTTTGGGTCCATAAGCAATCATTGGAACCTTCACTCCCGTTTCATATAAAGAGCCTTTAAACTGGTTTGCAGAATTATTCTGCCCTCCTCTACGAACAGGCTCTTCAGATCCAACTAGATCCGCAGCAAACTGTGCAGCACAATGGTCTTCTAAATTCAACATGCTACTAAAGGTAGTCCCTAAGTAATTCGAGCCTACCGTAGAAACACAAAAGTTTGCTCGTTTATTCAGATCAGTAGGTACAGAACCATTATCCGAAGTAATAATAAAAAGGGTTCTCTTTTTTACCTCTTGATCTATAGAGTCCATGAACGCACTTAAAGTATAATCAAAGTGTTCAAGCTGAGAATTTACTGTCATCCAACTAGCCGATGTAGCCCCTTCCGTGCCACCAAACAATATAGGATTACCATCCTGCAGGAGTATCTGAATATGATTAGCTTTATAGTAGGGATTATAAACCCCTTTTTCGGGTGGGAAAGTCCAAGGATCATGTGGTAGGTTGGGAGTGATATACTGAAAGAAGGGCTCTGGGTTTATAGCTGAAGAACCAAAATGTTGTGTAGCCTTTTCAAAAATATGCGTAGTAGCAAAGTTAGTGGGAGATCCTTGAGCATAAGATACTGGGGACGCTGAAGCCGACAACATAGGAGGAACATACCCCGTATCTGAAACAGTTTCTACTATGTAACTATCAATATTAGCAGGATCATTATTTCCTGAAACATCAAAGAAATTAACATACCCCATCTCATCCCCCTTCAAATAGAACGGATCGGCTGGAACGTTTCCAAAATTAGGCCACCCTTCTTGAGGATCGTCGGGATGGGAGCCCTGCCAAGCAACCCAGCCACTATCAAATGCTTTTCCAGGTATCGGGGTGTCATTTCTTAAGTTAGCCCAAGTGGCAACGTAGTGATCCCACTTACCTACTTCTCCAATGTTATTCCAGCCCTCTCCATAAACTTGATCCGATCCATCCTCACAATAAACTAACTTCTCTTCCCAATGAGCTAAATGCCATTTCCCAAAGAAGGAGGAGCTATACCCTCTGTCTCGCATATACTCTGCAAAAACTTTCTGGTTAGCGATCCCGCTTTCTTCTCCTTGTCCTCCTCTAACTAAATATTCAAAAGGTCTAGGTGTTTGATCTGTAGCATTAAAGGCAGGTAAAAGAGTATAAGATCTGTTTAATCCTTTTAGACCACCCCGCGCCCGTCTACCTACAGGACTAGGGACGGATCCTATTCCAGGACCCCAAATAGCGGGACCAGGGGGACCTCCTTGGTTACTGTTTTTACAACTAAAGTTATACTTTCCTGTAATAACTGAAGACCTAGTTGGACTACAAGTAGGCATAGCCCTTACATTTTTAAACAAGATTCCAGCAGCCGCTAAAGCACTCAAACAGGGGGTATGTGGGTATATTCCACTCCCATTTACAGGGTCATCTATCTGGCTATAAGGATTGCAATCTGGATTAACGAGACCATCGGCTGTAAACTCTCCTGTACAAGATAAATCATAAGGATTTACATCATCATACAGGCCTAGGTAATCAAACCCCACGTCATCAATCATGATAAATACTACATTTAAAGCGGTAGAGCTTAAAGGCTCAATCTCAGTATTAACTTCGTCTATAAACTTAACTTGCCAATCAATTTCCAGAGAAAAATTCTTATTTTTAGTAATGGTTTCGTCAACAGGAAAATTCTTATAAGCTACTAATATAGAATTCTCTGTATTAATAGCCCCATCGGGATTTCTAAGAAATAACCCAAACTCAGAAATATTTAAACCATTAGCTATTTCTTCTCCAATATGAAGTCGATAATGAACTACCCCCTCTATAAGCTGAGTACTATACGCATCAGGTAAAATGACAAAGTTAGAGTTCTCGACTTCCTCATGAATAGAAGGACTAAAGTTTGTTTTATGAAGTTTTTTAAGAGGGTGATAATTTATTTCAACCTCAGGATTCTTACCATAGCTTCCCTCTGTCAGAGGTGTTTTTAAGGTACTTATATATTTTCTCTTATCTGCTGGCTGGAGATCAGGATTTAATCTACCAATCCCCACTTGAAAATATCCTACCAAATGGTCTGCAATGTTTTTAGATCCAGTGTCGGTAAAAATATTAATAATTCCATACCCCATACCATCAGTTAAAACATTATCGTCATGACAAACCAATTCTTTGGTTCCATCAGAAAAAACTTTATTAACTGTTACACTTCCCTTCATGGTAAATCTCCCCCCGTAAATTTTATTTTCCAGATAAGCGTAAGATCGTCATACGCTGTGCATCCATCCTTAGCCCCATCATCTTTAATGGCTGCTATATTTTTAGTAAAGCTCTTCTCCGCGAATAACTTATATACTAATTTATTATAGCCTGCAGTAAATCTTAACGGGAACCCAGGAACCCCTTTGGGATTACCCTCAGGGTCTACGCTTTTTAGAGTTTCAGCTAAATCAATAGTCCATAGCCCCACTTTAAATAGTCCCCCGTACATATTAGCATACCCTAAATCTCCTGATGAAATTGTACATACGTACATAACCTCTCCTGTAGAAGAGAAGTCTCCTAGATGGGATGCTGATACCACTAAACCAGAGACAGGATCATTTTTAGTATACGCATCTCCATGTAATCCATATAATGCTTTTACATATCCATTTCTATCCATAGATCTAATTCCAGAGGAGTTAAAATAATGACCTGTAGTGCTGGTGGGGTAACTACCACTTACATAGATATTATCTTGTGGAGTTAATAGGTTAGAAATACTAGAAACTATAGCAAAGTCCGCTTGTTTGGTAGGAGGCCAACACCCCAAAAATAAGTCTCCTCCTAAACCCCCTTCTGCGTCTGTAGGATTTAACCCTTCAACTTTATTAAATTCAGTAGCAACCGCACTCTCCTCTAACTGCCACCCATAGAAATAAATAGCGGCTGGATCGTCCGATAGCAACTTATGAGTCCCAAGCGTAGCTCGCACATTTAAATCATCTACCAATACAGTACTAACGCTTACCGTGCCTAAATTTTCTAAGCGACACTCTAATCTATACCAACCTCCTGAACCATCCACACCTGCGCTAGGGGTGATATGTCCTGTGGCTCCGTTGAGAGTATTTACTATCACAGGGTCTGATATAGTGCTAGTATCTACTCCTGAAAAAGAATATGTTACTGAATGACTTACTGTGTTTGCTGTTCTGTCGCTAATATTAAGAGTTAAACTTGATGCAGGATTTACATCAGGAAGTTTAGCGTAAAGACTGAAAGTATGATCTAGATTAGGATGAAAATAGGTTTTTTGCAGGGGATTCTCTTGCCTAAGGACAGCAACCCCAACTCCCGTCCCACTAACCAAAATCGCAGAGGTATTTGAAAAGGGGCCTGTAGTTTCATCCAAAAGGGTGATTTTTGCAACCCCTGTGCTAGAGGTCCACACCGTTTGGTTCGCCATGTCAGGCCCAGAACCAGCGTTGGGATCGCTGTTGGGGTTCTCTGTGTAAGATAATAAGTTGGGATTAGTATTACTTTGAACCCTATTCAAATTGTGCCCGACAGAATGAGACCGTCCCTGCATTAACTTATCCCCCATTGAATGGTACTGTCCTGATACCAAATCAATACCGCAACGAGTGTTAGGTTCTAATTGAGTGTCGTTAACATTAGGAGTGGCCCCAGGATCTCGCTTAGGATCATAAGAATGTAGAGTAGAATCTATGTTTTCATCAATAAGAGATACGGCTCTAATTACTTTATCCGCTTTTACAAGATTAATATAAGATTCGTACTCCCCCACCCCAACATAAGAGGAAAGATCAAAAGGATAGAAGTGAGTATTATTTCTATACGCCTCTGAAGATTTCCCAAAAGAAATAGCTTGAACAGTAAAGTTTGAAGAATCAGTGAGAGAAGATCCTTGGAAGGGGAGGGCTGAAGCGACTCCTGAAGGAGTAGTTAAAATATCGCATATAGCTTGGCCTCCTCCATTAACAATAAGGTTATTCTCCTCGTACAATAATTCTTGTCGAGGAGTACCAAAAGCTCTATAAATTTCTACTGTTCCAATCATTTAATTATTTACATCCAGTATTGTATAATTTCCAAAGTCTTCGTTTGTCCCGTCCAAGGATACTAAATGATTATCGGGATTAATTCTATATGTTAATCTGCTCCCTCCACTCAAGTCATGAATAGCAGCCGCATCACTGCCAACTCTAGTGTTTAGAGCAGGACCAGCACACTGCTTTCCTAACTTATTAAAGTACTGGAAAAGATGTATAAGTTCTCTAGGTTCTAATAAAATCTTCCCCACCACTGATTTTAAAATATTCGTACCCTCTTGTGTTCCCGACACGGTAAGCCTCCGACCAAACTCACTAGATTCTTCATCTCCATATTTTTCCCTAATCAAATACTGGTCAGGGCTAAGAGTAATATCCCCATTATATAAATTCCCGCTACTATCAAACAATTGAACTTTACTAAAAAGCTTAGATGCAAAAAGAGTATTATTTGCAACGTCTTGGGCTACAGTTAACTTTGAAAGTCCTGAGGCTTCTTTGTTATACATATAAAGCTCATCATCTTTGTTGTATACTTCTTTAGGAAATAACGTTTCCTCCTCCAAAATATTATTAATACTATTATAAACCATAGTATTAGCCGTTGCATACGTATCTTGCCACGCTCCCCAATGGCCCCCATTAACTCTAGAAATGGCATAAACCACTTGAGGATATCGAGTAAAACTTAATCCACTAGCTTCAGCATGAAAAGATGGCCCCCAAGTCCATAGCCTACAAGGGTAGTATTCATAGCTTAAGTTGGCAGGCGGGTGTCCAGTTGAAAACGCCTCATCCCAATAATCATTATATGCCTGTAGAGAACATCGCAACCCTAAATTAGTTTTATCAGTAGAATCTAACTCCTGGCTGTCATAAGGAATAGTAACTTCCATTCTATACCACATTAAATTATCACCTCCAGTAGTAGGGTATCCTCCTAAAGGATTAACTGCACTAACCGTTATACGAGCAGCAGCGCCCCCTGTTAAAGTGTGCCCGTTAGTTTGAATAGAACTAGCCACAAAGGGGTCAGTAGTAGTCCCATCTCTAGGAAGGCGTAAGGTAAGCCTAGTATAACTTTCAGCAGATCCTATAGGGGCAATTGTCAAAATAGCAGAAGTAGCGAATCCAATTCTATCTGCGTAATTAGAGATATATGATCCAGGAGAAGCCACATGCATAGCGAAGGTATATTCTTTACCATGAATTAATCTATCCCTTTTGATATCTCTATAAACCGATAGTGGTGGGAACGTAATAGCATGACCCTCATCAACCCAAATACTAGACGTTTCCCAAACGAAGGGGTCGCTCGTTGGATCCTTATCCAAGGGAATATTAATTAAATTTTTAAACGCTGTAGATGAAGTTACATATCCTAAAGGGTCTATGATTGTGGGAAGAAGAGGATCCACCGCACTCCAAACACCACTATCCCCCCTCCGTCTAGAAGTAAAGTCTACTTCTTGAGTCGCACCTACCGAAACTACCCCAGGAACCCCGTTCAAGATTTCACTAGGAATAAATTCTTCACTAGGAATTCTTCCAAAGGGGTTAGCAACAGCTTTAGTTCCCTTATTTTGTTCGCTATAAGAATGACCAGATCGTGCTACACCCAACAAAGGTCTTATAGGGACTATTGTAGAACCGATTGGGCCACCAAGATGCCACCAACTAACTCCCCCATCACTACCATATACTCCTGGCCCAAGCTCATTAGGAGCAAAGCCAATAACCCTCTCCCCTACAGTAATATATTCGCTCCAATCATTAACAGCCAAAAACCCTTTTCGATCATCCCAATACCGTTTAAGTATTTCAGTCTTAGCGGCAAAAGTAAGATTATCCTCGCCAACAACGGCGGCGGTAGTCTCCGAATTAGTAAATCCTGTAGGAGTAGTTGTCCATGTAACATTTACTAATCCTGTAAAAGGTATTCTTCCCCAAGGAGCATCATCTGTCCCCCATAAAGACTTAGTTGATCCAGCCAAAGGGTAATTAAGCAAAAACTGTTTTTTAAGAAGCTGTGAAGAATTAGCAATTGCCCAGGGTTGGAATAGCGTAGCGTCTTGAGGAAGGTCATTCCATACAGAAGTGTTTCCTGTTTGCCATAGGCGAGGATTAATGGTAAATATATCCGCAGTAGCCTCATCATTCCACGAACCAACAATAACAGGTTGGAAATCTAATGTATCTCCTTTAGAGGTATAGAAAGTGGTCCTATCTACCGTATCTAATTTACGATTAAGATTTACTATATTTCCGCTATAAGGAATACACGCTGCCTCATTAAGAGTAGTATCAACTACATTAATTTTATCGAATAATGCAAACTGTTTATCAGAGTTAGTAGGAAGAGGGAAAACCTCTATAAAATAATTTTGTGTCTTCGCACTCTGACTAATGAATGCTCTATGTAATTGAACAGACCGCCCATTATAAACTTCTGCGGCGGCTCCTGTTTGACGATAAGTAGCATATTCAATAGGAAGTTTAGTTATCATGTTTCTCGTATGGAACCTAAATTTCCCTTGCTTGAAAGTATTTTTATTTACCCGTGATAATAAGTTACCCACGGACAGTTGGGGGCAATCATTAGGAATACTAACAGTAGAAGTATCCCCCCCCAGAAAATATATGTGTGTAGTTATTGATAAGAGTATCAATACTGGTGTAACCGTTAGTTACATCATTAACATTAACCATTTTCCACTCTTGTTGTGGAGTCCATACAAAGAACACGTAACCTCCCCCTCTAACGGGCTCTACTTTTGTTCGGAGAATAACTCCAATCCCCCCACCCCCAAAAGATCTCTCTTCTTGATTCCCTATAAGATAATCTACTGAAAGCTCAAAATCATGTTCAGGAATTAAAATATTCTTCAGATCCTCACTTCCACGTAAATCAATAGAAAATCTAGGCAGTCCATGAGATTTTTTCTTCAGCATCAAACACTTATTATTAATAAGATAATTATCATCGCTAGGCACGGTGGATTTAACCAAATCTCCTAACTTATAAACTAAAAATTCATTAGCAGGAGTGCCGTAGAGAGAGGAACTATCAATAAAGTTTACACCACTTAAAACAAACTGAGTTCTATACTCAGGAAATCCAAAATAAGGAGATTCGCTGTGAATGGCGGAAGCAAAGTAGGGGGCTACACCAATACTGGTGTAATTAGCTCCACTCAAAGCGAGATTTAATGCAAAGGGGTCCGCGAAAGTTCTATTAACAAGATTGGAACTTGTATTTAAAACCGCACTTCCATCATAGTAAAAATCAGCATTTCTATAAATAGGCCCGTAAACATGAGACAATATATTAGCACCTCCATGTTTATGTTTTTGTACTAAATTCTCAGGGAGAGAGCTAAAGGAAACAGAAGTTCCAAAGAACTTATTATAATCGTTATAGACGGACTGCACTCCTCCCGACGAATCTACACTTGCTCTTCTCCTGTCTAGAATAGGACCTTGATATTTGTTCTCACTCAAATCGTCCATTCGATTGGCTAAAGAATCAGTAAAATTAAGCCATGCAGCCGAAGTAGTTAATAAGGATTCATTATACTTATAAGTAGCATTAGCTAACGCCTTCTTCTTCTTCTCTTCTAAATTAAAAAATAGTATAATCTCAGGAGGGGTTATATTTCTTCTTACATAAGAATCACAAGAAGAGAAGGTAATTCCAGTATTCCCTCTAACTAAGAAAGCCGAGCTAACAGGAACCCCAAAATATGTTCGGTTTGAACCACTGGTATTACAGTCCTTGGAATAAACGCCCGATAAATTATGGGGACTTCCATCAGCAAAACTAAAGGACGATGGAATAAAACCCAAAGGATAGTAATCTACAATAGAGCTTGCAGCATTGTAGAAACTAGGCATGTTCCAACCAGTCCTATCATACCAACTTTTTTTATTTAAAGTGTTATAGAAATCTCTTCTCCGCACTGTATTCCTACTAATACTTTCGGGAACAATTGATGAAGTATTTACTACAGATCTTACAATATTATTAGAGTATTCAGATCCCTTCCGATGAAAACAGGGAGCAAATTCATGAGATACGGTACTCCGACTATCATCATAACCTGGATGTATATCATATCCTAAAGCGAATCCCGTACCCCTATCATTTACCCCCGATATTTCGGTATTCGACCAAGGACCTGAGACAGGAGGGACATCTGCTATTCCCCAACGAATGCTAGGACACATAAAATCAATACCACTTAAATGCTCTTCTTGAGTTAGGTATAGGCGTGTTCTTGGGATGGCTTTAGCAGGACTAAAATCATCTACAATCCGTAAGGTGTCAACAATTTGTTGGACTGTATACTGCCCTGATACATTTTGGAAAAAGGTACTAGAAAAAGAACCTGCTCCAATAGTTAGGTCAAAAGTAGAGGACTTTCCATTCCACAAACTTAAAGCATCATAGGAAGATGTCTGGTAAGTAGTAAGAATATGATCATGATTGGGGGAGTATTCTTGAGCGGACGTAAAAAAGACATAAGAGTTCCCAAGATAAAGGTCGGTATCGGTAATATCCAAAACAAACTCTGTTACATAATCTACAAAAGAGTTCCTATATTTTAGACTAACACAGAAAGCTCCTAAGCGATTAGCGTAAAAGTTAAGGAGATCAGAGGTGACTCCACAATTTTTATAAAACTTCTCTTCCTCCCAAGGGGGGACTTGAGTTACATGGTTGGGGGTTCGATAATTAAATACAAAATTAGGATCAGCTTTTATAGCAACAGGAATCCCTTCGGGATTCATATATTGATCTTCGAAGCGAGGATCCTTCAGAATATCCCCAAACCACCCCCGACCATTTGCAAGTAAGTTTATTCTAAATGGCTCATTACGATTAATAAAGAGGTGTGGAAATTCTTCTATAGCACTTTTTATAATAGAATCTACCGCTGCTCTAATATTAACATCCATATTAGCAGAATCATAAGAGTCTACACCTAAGGCTTGAGCTACTTCAGGAGTATAATATTCAAAGTTAAATAATGGAGAATCTGTTAAAAGAAGGTAATAAAGGAGGTTCGGAATATAAGACTCATATAATTCAGTAATTATACTACCACTAGTATTAAGTGGATTCTGAACAATGATAGTATCTAAAGCTTCTTCTAACCCCGCTTTAGTTCCTCTCTTTTTATAGAGCCTTACCGCATTAGATAACTGATTTCTCCATGAAACCTCATTTACTCCATATAAATTCCACCCGATAAGACTTGCTAAGTACGGCAGAAAATCTACAGGACAATCTTGAATAGATAAAAGAGTTTCCAGGGACTCTACTTCGTTATCCAGATCACGAAGGAGATAAGAAACTGCTTGAAGGTAACGAGAGAAAGGTCCTGCCGATTCCATAGAAGAGAGCTTTGAATTAGCAGATAAAAACTCCTCAATAGCTCTTTGTACGATGTTATCTTCCCGATCAATATAAAGAGGAGAATAAACAATATCAATAAAGGTATTTAGTTTTTCTAAATTTTGGGTGCCACTAGTAAAAGTTCCTGTAGAAGAAGCAAAAGGAGCAGGAATAAGCCCAGCATTTAAGGTATTGAATCCTGCAGTTGTGTTATAGGTTATATCATCTGGGTAAGCAGGATCAGAAGCTGTATAATCGTAGTAGTTTTTCCATACGTAGGTCTGATAATCTTTTATAGCATCATTTAGTCTATAACTGGTTCCTCCATAAATAGTGTTTACCAATGTGTCTAAAACTAAAGAAGAGGGGTCAAAGATTGGGCCACTAGTATTTAAGAAATATAGCCACCCTAAATTGGTGATGAAATAATCATGAATTCCCGAAAGAGTGCTTCCGTATACTCCTGAATTATCGGCCAATAAAGAAGAAGAGTTTAAAGTAAACTTAGGTAAAAGAGTAGAGCTTACGTAGGCTGCAAAATCACTAGACGAATCATAATTTTTAAGAGCAGTATTTAACTTCGTTAAAATTCTTTTATCAAAATCCTGAGGGCTAAGATTAGTTAAATTATTTTGTTTGATAAAATATCTAGAAAAGCCTTCAGGAGTATCAATAGAACTATAAGATACATTATTAGGGATAGAACTTAAATGCAAAAAGGGAGACTGTCCCCCAATGGGAGAATCATTTGCTGTTGAAATGGAGTTAATACCCACCAAATGGCTGTTGATGACTTGATCAGTATATTTAATTTTCTGACCACCAACTGCTAAATCTTCCTCAAGATAAATGTCTGGAGTAATAATCTTTACTGCATCAACGAAATTAGATTTTGAATACTTTCTTGCCATTTAAATATAAGCTACATTAATTGTTAGGTTATTTAACTGAATTACTTCATTGAATTCTGGGGTGATAGTGTCTTTCACATTATCAATAGTAGAGTAACGTACTTTATTAATATTAAAGAGATTTCTATTTAACTCTTCAGGAATAAAAGAGTTACCAAAACCTAAACGATCATAAGCAAAAAATCCTTGAATAGTTTGTGTGGCTTCGGCCTTAATAGTTTCCTCGTAATCAATTAAAGAAAGATCTACATACACAGTAACTAAAATATCGAGAGTTCTAACAAGACCATCTACTATAACAAGTTCATCCGTAAGCATTTTCTTTTGTTCCATAGCTTCCAATAGATGAGCCTTATAATCTAAAGTAGCTTTTTGTAATTGAAGATTGGTCGCTTTCTGAAGAACAAACACATCAATTATATTTGCCGAAGAAAATGCTTTTCTCGTAGACGCTGTTCCAATAGCACTCCCGCCAGTAGGGCTTCTAAAACGAGCAACGAATGATGTATAATCTCCTAACGTGACTAGTCTATCTTGTTGCTTAAAGACTAATGGCCCCGAAAGCTTTGCTTGGTCTACAGTTTCAGCATCAACCCCTCCAGTAGCAACACTAGTACTTTGAACAACGCCGGGACTCCAGACCGTTTCAATAGGAGAAGTAATAGTAGTACTTAATAAATTTCCTCTACTTCCCCCACCTACACGATATAGGACTCTATAACTTGAAGAGTTAGGAGGGGAAGCTCCCACTTTTCCATCTCCAAATCTTAGGAAAGCATTATAAGAATTATCATATATGGCCTCAAAAATTTGATCACTAGCCCCTGAAGCAGAAAAAATATTGTCTACTTGGTAATACGTTCCTGATAAAGGCTCAATAGAGTTAACAAAAACCTGTACGCTATTCTCAATGACTGGTCCTTGAGTTAAGTTAATTGTTTTAAATATCTCCGTATCATCAAACGTACCACTCTCCTCTACTAACGAACCTTCTAACAAGGCTAGGTTAGTCCACACAGTACTGGCATCATTAGAAACTTCACTAGGGAGTAACTCTATGTCGGTGGAATTTGTATTAAGAGAGGTTATCTTACCACTCCGTACTTTGTACAGAGTATAGGTCAATGCTCCTCCATCTAAAGGAGAGGTAACTACATAGCTTCTTTGCTGTGCGGGGATAACAATCTCCGAAGGGCCATCGTCTGGATCTCCTTCCGGGACTATAGGAATAGTTAAAGTGAGTTGAGCAGTTGCCCCCGCAGAAGTAGGACCCTTCATCCTAATACCAATAAGCTCTAATAACTTTTTAACATTCCTCCTCGTTCTTGCAGTAGGTAAAAAGTTTTCATTAGCTAACGCATCGGCTTTAAAAGAAAGCACCGATCCCATATAAGCTACTAGCTCAGTGAACATCATCCCAAAATCAGACTCAGCAATGTTTTGATAATCATCCGTGTACGCCGCTCTAATATAAGCGATCAAAGACTCACGCAAGCTACCGAAGTCGGTAGACGCATAATTAATTAAGGCTTTTTTCTGTGTATCGCTAAGAGTAGAGGGCAAAAGTTTCTGAAAATCCGATTTCGCAGAAATAAACGGAATGTCCTTAGGTAAGTTATAATCTTGTGTTGTCATAGGTTTACTGAAATTTGAGCTTGCTCATTAGAATTTATAGGAGAAATAACCATCGTTATCTTTATCCCTGGAAGGCCAAATCCTTGAATGTTATCACCACTCAAGATCTGTAAGTTTAAAATACGAATATTAGGAAGATACTGCCCAAACCCTGTATAAATTTCATTTTCTATATTTAAGATAAGGTCAGGAGTTATAGGCTCGAAAAGGAATCTCTTCAAAGATAGTCCAAAGTTAGGGAGCATTACGCGCTCTCCACGCTCTGTTTTTATAAACTGACGGACCATGCTTTTAACCAACCCCATTCCTTGAGCTTTTAAGAAAATATTAGGCAGTCTATCCCCTTTCTCCGAAAGAGGAAACCTAACACCTATAATGGGTGATATACTACTTTCACTAGTAATGTCTAATTTAGTCGTACTAGCTGGAAGGACTCCATAAACTGTGGTGGACTCGATGCTCATAATTTAATATTTTTGAAAAACCCCTTTTGTGCTTCGTAATTTTTACGAACCTCCTTAATAGTTAGGGGCCTTGAATAAAACTTTAAACTTCCTACATGGCCGTTAAGACCACTAGAAACTCCGTGTCGAGTTCCCATAAACCCTCCTTCGATGGGGAGTGACTGCTCCCCTGGGGTCTCACTGCCAACTCCCTCAAGAATTGAAGAAACCGTTATAGGGAACCCGTCAGTCCATCCTCCTCCCACTATCCAAGGAGTGAAGTACTGATCAGTTCTAGGGCCAGCATCAAAGAGGGTAGAGGGATAGGTTTGATTAACCGTACCGGAGGAGTAAAAGAAGCTGGGATTAGGGAAGTTTTCTGGGGTTATAAAGGTAGGAACAGAAGGCATATGGCCTACTTCTACCCCAAATAATAGAGCCATAGAAGAAGTAGCCATTAAATTTCCATCTAGATATATCTTACAAGCATCCTTTGCTACATCAAAGGACAAATGAATATGCATGAAAGACCCTGAAACATCAATAAAAGATTTAGGAGTACTTGTCTCTAATCCCATTCCGTCATCATAAGCGGCTGCTGAAACATCATCCTTGATTACTACTTTCCTAAACCCGTCAGTAACACAATCCTTATCGCTAGGAACAAACTCCACACTGTTTGCATTTATAGACATAGTAGGAGCAACAAAGAAGCAACTAGAGGCCACCGTATTAGATGTATCTGTGTATATATTAATTGCTGGGTCTATATTGGTTCCTGGAATAACTAACGTATCTGAGTAAATAACTGGATCCCGGGTAAAGCCTATGAGAAGGCCTCTGGTACTGTTACTCCCCTTCGCGTCATGCAACGCACTTACACTAGGGGCCTCAATGTTCCCCCCTGTATTTTCATTAGCCAAAATAATTTTATAATAATTGTAATCAGCCCACTCACCTTTGTTTGGATATAAATTAGGAGTTCCTGATCCGTACACTTCTTTATGATCCCCACTTGTTCCATAGTCAGGAATATGAACCCAGCACTCTATACTGCATCCCTTATTATTATAAAACATATTCTGAAAATCTTGAGTAGGGGGCAGCCTAAGCGTCCCAGCAGTTTGAGCTAATTTATAATCTGCACCATTGACCTTAGCTAGTCCATCGAACAACGGAATACCCAAGCCAGAAACAAAGAGGTTAGGGGTATTTCCTATAAGTTGTGCGTTGGCTTCAGCACCCAAGGAAGCACAGTTCCATGTATCAAATATCGGGGAATCAGGAGCTACACTTGTAGGTTTTAAGAAATTGTAAACTCCGAATAAACCAACTGTTTCAATTTCATCGGTGAGAGATATAGCAGGAGCTTCTGTGCTGGAAACAGAATGATTAAAGATTATAGATCCTTTTCCCATAGGAGGAACAATCATAGGCTGCAATAATACGTTGGAACTTCTCCCATAAGATGTTACGTATATTGGGTGAAGTGGAAGAACTACGTCTTGTACCTCGCCTGCTCCAAAGGTTAAAGCTTCCTGTTGAGATAACGCCACATCTATACTTATAGAACTTAAGTAAGAGAAATCATTAACAGGTATAGTCCCAGGAGCGAATACTTCCCCAGACCCAAACAGGTTTGGACCTTTTACCGCTACCTCAATTTGCTTTTTTCGTTTATTAATCTTGATATTAAAAACATTAATAGTAGAATTTAGACTCTTCTTTAAATTAACCACTACCGCTGAATCAGAAGAATACCCAGAGGATGTTAACTCCCCCACCTGAGCAGATAAATCATAAATAAGTTTATCTTTCTGCCCCTCTAAAACATTTAATAAGTGATCAGCAGAGTAAAAAGTATTCAATGTGGCAGTGTTATCAATAATATTGATATCAAAAATAGTATCAACATACGTATTTAAACTCTCTAAAGAAACAATCTCTCCACGCCCACCTAAGTTAGAAGCATAATCAAGTTTCCATTTCTCACTATCTAGTATAACCCCAATATCTGAAGCGTCAGGAATGTGCTTTCCGTTATATAAACGCTTCTGGGAGTCATAGTAAAGCCCGTCTTCTGATAAGATGAAAATCCCTTGTTTAGAAACAGGGGGGCCATAAACTAAGCGGAAAATTGGCTCCTCTACTTCTTCTTCGTCTTCCTTCGCTTGTTGTCGGTCCCTAAAAACTGTGCCAATATTTAAAATTAATTCATCGCATTGGTTTATAAAAACTGTGGCTGATTCTACTTGTTGTCTAGCAACTCCTAAAGCTGCGTTGCGATAATTCTCAGTATACTGATCTTCGGATCCTCCCCCAATTCCTCCTGTTCCTGTGATTTCAGGGGGGCCTGTGGCTTTAAGGAAGTTCTCCATATCCTGAATACATTGAGCAATATCTTCATAAATTTGAATTCCTTGATTAACAAAAGACTCAATTTCAGAGAGATAACTATTGTAGTAAGCCAACTTCTGAAGAAAGCCTAAATCTAGTCCAAACTTACTAGAACTTGAGAAGAGGGACAATTTTCCCGACCCCCCATCATATTGCATGATCCCCATGTTGTTGAAGAGATCACTAACAACATTACTAATAGCTTTCCTTGCGGCTAACTTACCATCATTGGCTGCGTCTACTACGGTCCCCAACACATCTGAACTAATAAGCTTTAAAGCCTCTACTCCAAAGCTAAGAATACAAGTGGGAATACCAAAAGCCGTGTTCAGGCTTGCAACAGGGTTCGTAAAGTATTGTGGGTTAAAGATTGCCATAAATTAAATTCAAAGTTTAGAACTAGTGTTGTCTCCAGGAACGTAGTTGCTATCCCAGCCATTATTAGAATCAAAAAAGCGGAGTACACTCCCCGTAATTTCACTATCCATCTCGGCTGTTGTTTTTCTAATCCCAATGTCCAAATCAGGGTCTTGAATAGCAGAATTAAGGTTAATTTTACCAGGAACTCCTGTAACATAATCAAAAGCTTTAATGTTTACATTTGCCCCTACCATATTTATGTCTCCCGTAGACTTAATGTCAATTCCATTCTGTGCATATAGGTGAATTTTATTATTACTTCTAACTTGGAACGAAGCCCCGGTACTTCCGTCTGACTGTTGCGCCCCAAGACAATCAATAAAAATACCATTACCGTGATTACGAATAGAAATATCCCCCTTATCACTTTCTATAATAATATTACCTGCCGATCCCTTAAAAACTGGACTAGGTATAATGGCCGCTCCAGGAATGATTATAGGAGGAAATACAGGAGTGGCGTGTGATTGAGTAGAAGAATTAGATATTACTATATTAAGCCCGTCTTGAATCCCTAATTTCAGACTCCCCTCACTAGACTGAACGCTAATATTTCCTACGCCTCGTAATAAAGCCCCCTCTGGACCTATTGTTTCAAGATCAGAAGCGCATGCTTTAGTATCAGTTAAAACTAATTGAGATACGTCACCTGTACTATGCAAATTAACCCTACGAGATTCAGAAGAATCACTTAAAATTAAGCCCCGTCCCTCGGAACTTTCTAAACGAATAGCTTTGTTATCACTATCTTCCTTTCTACCTTCACACATTAAGAATTTATGTCCTAAAGGAGTAGAAATTCCATAGGTCATACTTTGGAAATTATACTTTCCATCCTCCTCATCGTGGGGGTAAGTAAGGGGGGCACCTAAATCAGGGTTTTTATCAGAAGGGGCCGGATTCCTTGTTTGTATTTGGTCTTGTGTGGGATTCAAAACACACCCCAGAAAGTACCACTCAGCGTCAGGATCATTCACACATTTATCGTAAGTAATTTCTGTACCCGCCTCAGGAACAAACACCGCACCAGCATAATTACCCCCCAGATAAAAGGTTTGATACTTTACAGAAATTAAACTTGTTGCATCCTCACAATTCGATCCTGTAGGACACACGGTTAAAAGCCCTTTTCCTAGTACATCTCTCTTTGATATAATGGTTCCTTTATACATCTTCTTTCCGTCCTTTTGCGTATCGTAAAGAATCCTTTAATTTTACTCTTTGCTTTTCTGTAATTTGAGCCACTTGTAAAGGATTAAGATACCCCTTTGCTTTTTTATTCGTTAAAATAAGATAAGGCACTAGGGCTCTCCCCCTCTTACTATGCTGCAAATCAAATTCATTACTATCAGGCTTTTTGAAAACCATTATCCTAACATTCCTTCAATATCTTTGTAAACAATAAACTCAGATTTAGCATCCGTATTAGTAATAGAGTGTTTAAATCCTAATATTTTGTAGAGCCCTGTGAAAAAGTCCATAGTAGTTATTGGGCTCTCTGAATAAGTATTTACTCTACCTGTGCTTCTAAAGAGAACTAAACCAGGACGAGTTAATACCCCCATGTTCGCTACGGAAAACATAGGTAGCGTAGTAATAATTCCTCTGTATTGGTGCTTAAATAAACTTAAAAACAATTGAAGTACTGATAGTGTGGCTGATTTGCGTCCTACGGGACTATAGCGTGTAGAGCCTGTACTCTCCAGTATCATTATATCCGCCATATCGGCAGCCAATCTCCCAATATCTACGCCTAGGTCTAAATCAGGAAAAACTTTTTTAAATAATTGCCCATGTCTCCCACTTCTATTCCCTAAGTTTTCTAACATAGAATAAAGTGCAGACCGTGTAATATCCGTGGAGGGCTCTCCTTTGAGGGGGTAAGCTAAAGTATTACTATATCTTAAATGTGTATTATAATATATTTCTTTAAGAGTGCCAAAAAACTGAGAGAATATGAATTGATCATTATCAAAATTGTACGATAAAACATTTGCATTCTTATCATTAGCAACAAAGATAATAGGACCTAAATCAAATAAATCACTAATTGCATCTTTCATTTTAGGGTCCGCAGTTTGCGTCAGAAGTTTAAACTCATCTGGTAACTTGGTAGCAAACTCAAACCTCCTCTCTTCAGGGTTTAGATCATATTCATTGAAATGCCCCATAACTGCATACTTTCCTTTAAGTAATGATCTCATCTCATAAAAATAAGACTTATATAAATTAGACATATACTTTTGTTCATTGGTGCCCTCTAATTCTGCTGGTATTACCTCCACTCCCCAATTGAACTCCGTATCGTCTTGAGTACATAACTGTAAATCATCTTTCAGTCGATTCCAAAAGGGATCCATAAAAAAGTATCGGCCTTTTCCTAGATAAGTATTAAACTCAAAGGGAATTCCCTCCCATATGCGAGTAGACTCTAAACGAGAAACTTTATTATTCACAGCAACATGGGAGTACTCTCCGTACACAAATAACTTAATTAAATCAGCGTCTCCAAAAATAAAGTAATTATCTTCATAAGCAGGGGGCGGCGGGGGGATGAAGGCGTTGGTGAGAGCGTTAGCAGGCAGCGTAGTTCCTATCCCCTTGGTTCCAATGTCCGTTTGACCCCCTACTGCTTTTTTGTTTTCTGCAAATTGTTGTACATACCCTTCAAATGTTCCGCTACCAAATTTTTCTTTTAGCTTATTAACTATCTTAACATCATTTTCCCAAAAATAAGTAGGAGAGTAAGCAGCATTTCCTCCAGATTGAAGGATGGAGTTAACTATATCCATAATAGGAGCCATATAATAAGATCCGTCTTGGTTTGCTATTTTTCCCGAAGGAAGATGTTCAAGAGGTAATTCTAAGTTAAAGATAGCATCGGCTCTCAATGGAGAGGAGTCAGGAGAAAAAGGATCAGTAGCGGTTACAATATTTTGTGGATGCCCTGTCAAGCCTGCTCCCTGATAAAGAGCCCAATTTACAGGGGTCCGCGCTGGGGCTCCCGAAGGATCTATGAAATTAACTAAAGCAGAATCAGCATTATCACTACTTACCATTTCAGACTTATTTACTTTCATTCCTATACGGGTAAAAACAGTAAGCAGTAAATTAATCCTTTTCTGTAAAGTAAGGCCTTTAAAACGCTCCCAAATCCACGTTCTACTATCAGCAATAGTTCCAAAAGAAAAAAGCTCTATATACAAAGATTTTATTTTTTTACTTAAATCCTTAGCCACCTTTAAACTATACTTGGCAAAATAATCTTCAGATAAAGCATTTGTAAAAGTGCCAAAAGAATCAAACCCCTTAGAATAATATTCTGTCATTACAGTATCATTAAGAAGCGAAAAATCTTCCTCTTGATCAAAAAGTTTGTGCCAATCCTCAAGAGAAACCGCTTCCGCAACTTGCTTCGCTAAAAGTAGATCTAAATTTGGAAGAACAATTAAATGATTCTTTATCCCCAAACTATACAAATAATACGAAATTAATTTTACAATTGTATCATGAATAGAAGGGGTAAAACTATCAGGCAAAATAGTTCGCCCTACATCAAAATTGGTTGCAGACCTGTTTGATGTATAATCAAACCCTACAACAGGAATAGTGGGCCTAATAAAATCAACAGGCTTAAAACCTTTATCCATTTCTAAAAGAGTAGAGTCCTCAAACTGCCTAGCTATATGATCAGTAAACATTTCATAGGTAAGAGTTTCTTCCATCCCATTATTATCATATACAATTTTTCCTAAAGTAGCTTGGAAGGGTCCAGCCCAATCTTTTAAATCCTGCCCTACCCCATAAGCAATATAAACTTGCTGGCCTATGCTATTTTTTTCCATGTAAGCTAGAAGATCTTTTTCTTTTCCTTCTATTTGGAGAGCCTCGTCTAACTCATTTTCACGCATAGTATACCCATATTCGCGCGGATTTTCTTCAGCAAGCTGGTTCTCTTTATACTTCGACAATCTCTTAATCAAATTAGACTGCGTAGATATAAAACTCTTTCTGATCTTAATACCACTCATTTGCTCCTGCATAAACATAAAGAAAAACTTCTTTAATATTTCCATTCCAGGCTCAAAAGTCTTAAGCTTAATCATGTTCTCAACTGTTTTACCCTGTCCAAAATTATAAGAATGAGAAAACTCTAAGATATTCAGATCAGTCGTAGACATAAATACTCCTAACCGTCCTTCGTATTCTCGTCCTGTGTTTTTTCCCACGCCCCCTTGCAATAAAGGATGCTTATAAAACTCAGAAAAGGTAGTTCCTCTCTTAACTTGATATGCTGAAAAAAGATTAGCAATCCCCTTATTCGTGGTTATAAAAATATTATAAGTGGCCGTTAAGTTAGTAACGTTTTGAAAAGGTACTGCTGTTAGGTTAGGATTTGCCATTTAAAGTGGGGGGATAAAAATATCATCGCCTCTATTAAGAGATTCAAAGGGGTCTGTTATATTATTATACTGCATAAGATACCACCAATATCCAGGACTATCATAAAAAATATCAGCAATTAGATCTGGGCGATTACTACAGAACGGGGGCACCACTCCTGGCTGACCAGTAATTAAATTCATACTTAATAAGAAATCATCATACTCGGAACCGACAGAAGTGGTAGTGATCACCCCCTTGTGTTTTAAATTTATATATCCATAACTATAACGAGAATAACTAGGACTATTATTTTCTATATGTGCCATACCTTATTAATTAAAGCTCCCTGCATTTACCTTAGAGAACACGGGAGTCGTTGCTTGAAGATATTTCTCCCAGGTTTGAGCCCCTTCAAAACCCTCCCAACCCCGCAAAACTTCATTATGTCTATTTTTAAGAGCCTGTGACTCTTCTGGGTCAAGAGTACTGCCGCTTCTAATCGACCAACTGGTTCCTTGGTTGCGTTGAATCTGAACTAATGATAAATTAACCTTAATTCTGTTGGGAATAAGTGTTACAACATCATACCCTGCTCTTTCATCCCACGAAAGAGAGTATTTGGTAGCCAAACAAGAAATATAATCATATAATTTTCCAAATTTAACCCTAATAACAGGAGGGCCTAAGGTGGGTTGTTGAGAATTATTTAAAACGCTAACTCGAATTAAATCTATCCAAAATAAAAGCATTTGAATAGCCTGTGTATAAACAAAATTACGCTCATAACCCCCTAAGTCAGCAGCTAGATCATACTCAGAACTAAGAAGCGACGCTCGGGAGATATCACCTCCTTGGAATGCACTATCAGGCAAACTCTTAACAAAATCTGGGGTAAAGGGGCCATCATTAATTTCTTCTAGTAATTTTTGTTTCTCTGCTTCATATACGTTAGTTTTAGCTTTTATTTGAAGCTCCCCTCTCTTTTTATCAAAAAAAGCTTGCCGCATATCCATCTTAGAAAGGGGTGCAGTAGATCCTGCCATCATATCCACAGTAGCAGTATTAACAATATGCGGCAACGACAAGTAAAACTCTAGATTATACATTCTAGACTTGGCCCCAGTATATCCGAAGAACTGACCTCCTCGACCAAGAACATCATACTTTACTAAATTAGCTGCTTGGCTTTCGGTAATCTTAGGGTTTTCAAAAAAGGGACATATCCGTGAAATAGGAGATTTACCAGTCTCCGAAGGAAATTCAAAGATAAGTCTGTTCTCCACTTCGGGGTGGGTGTTTACTTTAGTTGCCGTTCCTGCAAATACGCCTGCTGCCATAATTTAATCTCCTAACTTACTGTTCCTGGATTTTGGTGCGCTCTGCGTGGGTTAACGTCACTCGTTTTAGCCTCGCCTCTGCGGAGTCGCAATTGTTCTACTATCTCATCGTTCTTTTCGGCTAAAGAGACGAAACCTTGTTGTTGCATTTCGGCCACAGCTAATCTTCCCGACCCTGCCGCAGCTAAACTCTCATTAATAAGCATTTTAGATACTTCTTCAAATCTAGATTTCCCTAGCTCGTTAAGTCTAAAGTTATTACTTTCCCTTTCGAATGATTTTTTCATGGTAGCTAGCTGTGCAGCACTTGTTTTCTTCATTCCTGTAATTCCTTCAACTAACATGGGCATTCCAATAGCTACTATAGCTGTTGCTGCGACAATTGCTCCTAGAGGAGTGGCTAATGCACGACCAAGCATTCCCGCCCCTTTACCTTTCCCTCCTATGAGCCACGGCATCATACTAGATAAGCCTTTCCCGAGAGATGAAGCCATTAAAGCCCTTGTCAGAATAAGCATTCCATACATAAGCTTTCCTCTTATAACCGCAATCAATGAATATCCTACTACTT